ATATCCTCAACAATCCCTCTCTCTTCAGCTTCCTTCAAAGACTGCGCAAGCATTGTTCTATGTTCTTCTTCAACAGCCTCTTTAATCCCTTTCCCAGCATTCAATCCTTTAGACCTAGCAGTAGCTATCCTACTAGCCCTTTGAGCCTTAAACGCATTAATAGCATTCTCACCAGTCGGCAATTTCCCAAGCATTTGCGTAGCCTGCTTAGAAAGCATCCCCTTCTCCATAGCTGCAACCATGCTTTTCTTAGCTATACCAGTAACAGCCTTATGTGTCGCTACACCAGATGCAAGTCCAAGGACAAGATCAGCCGCAAGTTTCTTCTTAGTCCCTACATTCGCTCGACCCCACTCAGTATCATCAACAAGTTCCAGCGCTTTATCCATAACAAAAAGATCTGCTGTTGCGAATAACGCAGCACCAGCTATCTTTGCTAGAGGATGCGGAGCAGCCATCAATCCACGTGCTGCAACTTTAGAAAAGATTTTAGAACCAACCTTCTTAGCTAAATAATCCGCTCCCTTAGCCGCACTCTGTGCAACTGCCCTTCCTCTTGCTGTATTAGAAACCGCAAGTCCCGCTCCAGCAAAGGCCGCACCAATAGTCGCACGCTCAGGTGCACCAGCGATAAACCCAGCTGCTTCTCTCTCACTTGCAGTAATATCCTCTTCAGCCCTCTTCCCTTCTTTCCATTCCTGATACCCAGGAGCCTCACCTACTCCAGCAGAGAACCCAAGAAAGGGGGCATTCGCTCTTCTAATATGCTCAAACGTAGCAGTCTTATGCCTCTCCTGCTCTACCCTAGTAGCAATATTCAAACCTTCATCAGGATCAAGGTCAGCAAAATTAGGATCAGTAAGCAGTTTATTATAACTCTTTTTAATCCGATCGCCAAGATCTCTCCTAGGATCATCTTCCTGAAAGAACGAACTTACAGCATCAGTCTCATTGGCATACCTGGCTTTTTTGACCTTAGCCCCAGCGGGAATCTGCTCCTTTAAATAAGATGCAATTCTCTTATCCGCTATGGACGGGTCTGCCAAGGCCTTTTGCCTAGACTGTGCGATCTTAGTCTCTTCTTTCTGACCAGCCGCTGCCTCTTCCATTACTAATCTTCTAAAGTCAATAGCCATTCTTTATCTCCTTACTTACATGATAGTAAATGCTGCTTCTCTGCGCCGTTCCTCAAGTGCTGCTTTCTTCTTCTTAGTCGCCGCTGTGCCTCCCATAAACATTCTTTCAAACTCGGCTTGACTCTTGGATTCTTGAGCTACAGCATCCCTTTGTGCCTGAGAAAGTCCGGCTGATGCAAGTTGCTGCTGTCTTTGCTGTATTCCAAAAGCTGATTCCTTCCTAGCCACATCACCAAAAGTTCCTCTCATTCTTTCTTTTTGCTGATTACTAAGCAACTGTTTCATCAATTGCCGATTAGGATTACGATATGCTGCCTCTCCTGGATCACCAATATTACCAGACCATTGAGCGGCCTCCTCATTTAAGGCCATTAAATCCCGAAGCATTCGTTCATCAATCCGCCGATCCTTAGGAGCATATCCTTCAACAGTAGGCACAGTCGGTGCGGTAACAGGTCTCGCCACCGCCGATATAGCAGGCTTCATTATAGCAGGTCGTTCAGTAGGAATCTCCAGAAGACTTGCTGGTCTACCTGTATCTCCAAGAGGTTTCAACCCTTCTTCAAACTCTCTTGTAGTCTGATAATCAGGACTACCAAAAGCCGCTTTGTAAAACTGCTCAACTTGCTCCTGAGGTTCACCTATAACCCTAGTCGCAGCGGCAAGACCTTCCTTAGTCCTTCTTGCGCCAGTAACCAGTCCCTCACGCAAGGTCTCTCCAACTCTCTGTCCAATTAGTTTCTTCTTTTTTCTCTCATCAATAGCCATAATTTTATCCCCTTATTATGATACCGGACCTTCAACTGTGTGATACTCGATAGTCTGCAATCCTGTAGCCAAACCCTTTGTCTCATCATTGCTATGACTAAACGCCTGACTAACACTATGCCCAAGACTAGCACTAGTATTCACAGACGTTAATGCACTTGCAACTACTTGCGCAGATACAGTAGCTGCTGCCCTCAGCCCTTCCACTTTAATCTGCAGATTCTTAGTGAGAAGATCAAGGTTCATATCCATCTCCCTAAGTTCCAACTCTGCTCCAGCAACTTCTTGCGTTGATACAAGTTTCATTTGCTCTATATCAAGAGAAGAAATCTTAGAGAGTGCATCAATAGCCGCGGCTACTCCACTCACATGTTTACCATAAATCTCAGCAGTCGCTCCAACCCTTGAGGCCTCAGCACTTACCTCCGTTCCGTACGCACTAACCTCAGCAGTATACGTACTAACAGTAGCAGACAGGATCTTAGCATTAGCTTCAATATAAGCAACCATCGATTCTACAGTAAGCTTATGCACTTCCAACTTACTCAACGCCGCGCTAACTACAGATTCAAAGACTTTACTGAGTGCGTCAATTTTTGATGTTTCTGACAAAAGTTCCCGATTCTCTTCCTGGTCATGAATATCAGCAAGGATAATATCAACCTTTGTCAAAGTCTCCTGAGCAATGCGCATATTCTCCTGTTCAAGTTCGGCAGCCTTAATCATTATATCCTTGCTCAGCAACTGATCCGCAAGCACTCTATCCGCAAAAGTTTTATTAACCGCTGCACTCATCTCACCATGGGGCAGACTAATCCCCCTCCCTTCAAAATGATTCTGCACATCAACAAGTTGTCGCTCATCAGCATCCTGCCGTCGAATCCTATCCCTTTCATAAATAGCAGCTTCAACGGCCGTACTCAATCCAGTCCCACCATTAAAGATAAAATCCTCAAGTCTACTTCGGAAAACTACTAAATCAGCAGTATCATAATAATTCTGCTGGTAATCAAATGTTCCAGTAAACTCAGGCAATTCAACATCTGGCACATCCGGCATAGTGGGAAGAACAAGTTCTTGAAAAGCAGGTTTATCAGGCTTTACAGGAGCAGTAAACTCCAGCGTCGGCATTACTGGCATCTCAGGAAATGCAGGTCTTTCAAGATCACCTACTGCACTAAGTCCACCAAGACCTTTAGACCAAGGAGGATCTGTATCCAGTTCTACTAGTGATTCAATAACCTCCTGCAAAGATTCAAATACCTCTGCTGCGTAAGTATGGGTAGATTCATATTGATTCGCCACTACTCCTGCAACGTCTATCCCATCAGGTTCAACTGCCATAAATCCTCCTTATAATATTATTACCACTTACCAATCGGGCAATTCTCAGTCTCAAAAAATGTTTTTATTTTACTGAAACAACCACATTTAGTGTGACGACAGATAGACCCATCGAAATACCCGCATTCGTTTGTTTCGCAGATTTCAAGTTTTCGTTGTGCCTCTGCTTTGGTTGCTACAGGGAACCCTGAAACTACGAACTTGAAAATGGCCTTAGAGAAATTCTTAACTCTAGTTGGTAGTTCTGGGATAGTATGTCCATTAGATTTCCGCTGCAATGTGTCATAGTGAGTGGCAAATAATAATGTAAATGGCTTTCCTGCAGCCAGTTCCTCGCTATACAAGCCTTTTATATGCACCACTTCATCGAGTAGCAGCAGGCTTCCAACTACATTCTCTGCATTGTCACGAATATGGTAGGCAACAATATCTGCTGGATTATTAAGCAGCAGTTTATAGATATCAAGTATTCCAATATTACGCATATACTGCTCCTATAAAGGACACCGCCAGTAGCCATACCAGCGATGCTGCACGCACGATTTAGCTATTCCACCAGCCTGGCAATCACCAGCAAGAGGATAACACGGATTGCCTCCATCTGCAGGAGCGGTACAAGCTATCAAATTAGCATTATTCTTTTTGCAGTTTATGTTCTCGATAAAATACACTGCGCCTATAAGATTCGCATACCCGTCAACATTTACTGATGATCCTCCATCAAGACAAGCGTCACCTATTACCGAAGGAGTATCATCAGAAGTACAGTTCCACCGAATACTTCCTACTGAGGTAGTACAGTATAAAGGTGGGCTATTCGGATTATCGCAACACCATCTAGCATAGGTAATATCAAGGCGTACTTCAGCAACATCCTGTCTTCCACAGTCGTCCGTAACTGTTATGGTCGCTGTAGCAGACTCATCCCCTATACATGTTGGAACAGTGGCTATTTCCCAATTATTTTCATCAATCTTGGTAACTGTCATATTGTATGCTACGACAGAATATGGAGGCTTACCCCCAGTAATGTGAATATTAGTACCTACGTCAACTAGATCTCCTGATGCCGGCTCAGTAATTTCAGGAGAAGCTACTATTCCTGGAACTGTCTCTTCCAATATAGCCATTTGCCCGCACGAGGAGACGGCTGAATATTTAGTATAAATCTGTTCATCGCAATCTTGATCAGGAGTATCTTCTGGTCCAATAATCGTAATCGATCCGAGCCCCCCTTGCTGAGTCACGTCTCCAAATATATCCTCCTCAAGAGTCATGTCTCCCTTGGTAACAGTCTCAGCCCCATCGGTATCAACACCTATGAAACGAATAGTGCTACCATTCTGGCTGTAGTCTCCACGTACCACTCCGTTTAAAATTCCGCCAGCATCCCACGAACCAACCAACTTCTCTTCAGTAATACCTTCGCCTATTGGTTCTATAGTAATTGTACTGTCGAAACATTCATCATCTGACACAATAAGTTCAGCGTCAACCCCATTTGTGCAGATAACCTTTGTGAAACGTGGGGCACTCTCAGCATTCTTGGGGAAATACATCATAGAGAGTGATGAGAATGGTAGAATATAATCTGTAATGTCTGGAACTACTGGTGCACTAGTTGCCAGGTCGTAAGGCAAAGTCAGCGGTTCGAAATCTTCAGTCCGATAAGGAATCAGACAACCAGCTACAGCTGATGTTGCAGCAACAACAAAGCTAATGCGTAATTCAGTAAATCCTCCACTGCTATACTCAGCTTTCTTTACATCTGTCCGCACACCAAAGAGATCAAATACTCTTACCCCTGAGATTAGCACACCATCCTCAGACTCAAACACTGCCAGCACTGTGCCATCCTGACTAACGCTATGAGAATGGTAGATCGCTGTCTCCAACACAGTAGCAGTTGCACCAGTAAATCTACGGAACGTGGCGTTTGGGCCGTCTATAACTGCGATCCCAACTCCGCTATCCTGAGTCGGTAGCAAAGCATCTGGGTTAGTCCAGATCTTAAAATTCCAAAGATCCACCTCGGGCGTCCCATTTACAGTCAGGACTAACGCAGCCTCGAATCCAGGTAGATCGGAGCCGACAGTTATAAACTGGTCAGCCGTGGTGCCGGCAATCCTCAAGTAGCCAAAATTGCTGTGACCTGGGACAGTTAAAGGCGTTTGCTGCAAATAGATATGCAAGTCAGAAACCGCCTCACCATTCACCTCGGTAACCTGCTCAATCCATCCATATTGATATGCGCCGGTCTCGCTGGTGTAACGCGTATTTATTAATGTTCTGAATGATACCTTGAGGCTTTCTAACGCTGTCTCAATGCCATAATTAGAATATGGATACTTGCCATAGTAAAAACCCGGAGGAAGACCAAAGGCGTCTGCTGGTTGTGCGGTGAAAAAGGAGGGAACCCAATACCATGAATCTAACAAAATCTGATTTACTGGGTTGAGTGTATAAAGAATAACTCCTCTATAAAGATTCCAAGCATCTGATGATTTATAGACAGTCAGTCCACCTAAGGAACCTTGCATGTTACACAATTCAGGAAGTAATATATCCGGCGCCTGAATAGTCCCAATCCTTCCAAGATCAGTCCCATGCAGTCCATAAATATTAACCCCATCTGAGAAAACAGTCAACTCGTAAGCATTAATACCAAAGAGGTATGATACATCTGATATATCTGTTTCCCAGACTATTACATTACCAGTACTACTAATGCTTAAATAAGGAAGAACATTACTAACTCCATTATACCCAGGAGTAAGATCAGTCTTCTGATTAGTCTCACCAAATGCTGTAAGAGCATCAGTTATATAGTTATACCCATAAAACCTCTCACCTGCTAACATTATATTAGACAAGCGGCTAGGTATCTCAATCTCTTTTATTACTTTTGCGGCAGTTACTTTAGGTACATAAATAACACAGTGAAAGTGATCATTGGATTTAATGATTTCAATAATCTGCCCTGATTTATCCTTAAGCAAACGACGACTAGTCAGCAGATTATTCACGGCACAATGCTCTTTCAATATACCGGCCTGCTTCATAGCAAAGCGCATGAGAGACCTTGCAATCTCTTCATCGCCAGTATATTTAAAAGAAAATGTACTCATCTTAAAGTCCAATTTCGCTAGGTTTATTATGAAGTTCAAGAATAGTCACAGTGACATTATCAAGGTGAAAATCCCCACCATCGATATTCTCAATCTTAAAGCCTAAACTCCCACCCTTCTGCTCACGGTTAATAGTCTTCTTAAACAGTCCCTTCTTCCAGTTCCCATAAGTCTTTACTAAATAAGATTTCCAGGTACCGTTATCAGCTGACATAGAAACAGTTAAGTCTTCAGTAGTTCTTCCTGCAATGAATATAGCACGAGCTCTTTTTTGCTGCATGGAACCAAAGTCAGATGAAGGAAACTCAACCATTCCTTCTATCCCTGCCAGCAAATCAGTATCCCCACCAAGTTCAACAATACCATCTTGACTGAATGCAACAACATTCCTACCATGCAATCCAAATCCTGTAAAGTTAAATTCAGTAAACTCAGTAGTAGGAAACTCTCCTAGTTCAGTATTAACAAACAACACAAGTTTATTCATATCTTGAATACCTTAGAAGTTCTACACTAATTGGAGTTACCTTTATTACCGAAACGCAGACTAGATCAAGTTCAATAGTTATAGCACATTCATTCTCAATTACTGCTGTACTACTAAACTCAAAAGCTGGAAGATCATATGCTATAACTGCTGAATTACTATCTCGCAAAGTAGCAGCAAATGCAAGTTCTAAACTAACAGATGCATCTGCTACTAACTCATTATACGCCGTACCAGAAACATCAAAAATTAACTCCATCAGAGAGTTAACGACAATCTCATTTACTGCAGTATACGAACCTACTAATTCTAACTCAATACTAGTAGAGATCGTACCAACTGTTGATATTGCAAAATCAAGTTCAATTTCGTATGAGATATCAGCAATGTTCTGAACAGTGGCAGTATACTCAACTGCTAATTCTAATTCAATGGCAGATTCAGCAATTATAGTTTCTAAACCGAGCATGTTAACATCTAACTCTAGTTCAACTACTACAGTTGCTGATTGAGATTCAGTAGCTATAATTGCCACCGTATCACTGTTTTCAGTTGCTGCTAATACAACCTGCGTCGCAGGAGGCAGAACTGTAGCCACAACTTCTGCAGTATCACCTCCCTCGACTGCTGCTATTACAGCTGTGGCCATCAGTTACCTCCTTTAGGGGTTACCTTCAGTAAGTACACCACTTGTCACAGAAATTGTCGAAGCCGCTACAACAGTGATATTATCTACTGTAATATCCCCACCACCTCCTGTAGCAGTAACAGAAAGGTCAGCTACAAAGACGTCATCACTATCAGTTAACCTTGCCCAACTAATATCTCCACTTGCATCAGCATCTGTATCCGGAGTAACAGCACTTAGTGTCAATGCACCAGTTGCTACAGTACCTGCTGGATCCGATAACGTCAACGTCCCAAGTAACGTCTGTGTACTAATCGCCACACCTGTAGCGGGTCGAGTTGCAGTATAAAATAAAAGCTTACCACCTGCTGCCCCAAGATCAAGGGCAGTAAGTATAGCAGTCATTCGTGCATTCCTTACAGTTGTTGAATATCCTACTGCCATGACCTAATCTCCTTTATTTGAAACTGATCTGTGAGGTAAGGACAGTAACAGGGACGCCAACAGTTACCTTTGTATTATTAAGAATAACCTCTGTCCCGATAGTGCCAGTCGTAAAGTCAACACGCTTACCAGTTGTACTTACGCCGGTCACATAGTCAGCTGCATAATGCCTGGCATAAGTAATATACCCCTCAACCAATCCTACACCCTTCCATTCCTCAGCTACAGTCTTTACAAGGACACCAGCAACTGCATCTGCAAACGTAAGACCATTCGTTGAACCAGATCCTGTATCCTTCGTAAAAGCCGCGGCACCCAAGGTGATCAATGCCAGCAAAGTCCCGGTTTCAGCAGCGTCACCATCTGCTGGCGGAGTGCCATTATACAGCCCAATTACACCACCATCCAGTTGATCCTGCACTGATCCACCAGCAACACCACTGTCACCAAGGAGCCCATTTTTCAATCCTGTACTAAGTTTTGCCATGTTTACCTCCTGTTGAGAGTTAAGTAATACTTACCATTATAGGAGAATCCACATCCGTCAGAAATATCTGGGAGCTTAATCCTGTCCTCAGTTATATTTTTTATAGATCCATCTGAGGCACCAACGAAAAGTCCTTCCTCTGTAGCCCATACTACATATTCAGCAAAAGCACCAGGACCACTAAGTAACTGCATAGTTCCTTTGATTGGCGGAATCCTGGAAACTACAGCCTCACTCTTTTCTATCATAACCCCACCAGTAAAGGTATAAACTTGCTTCCTTGTAAAGACATAAAGTACAGCACCAACTCCGACTACCCCAATGCACTCAGAGTCTAGCATGAATAATCCCTTCTCCTGGTCAAACAAGTTCGTACTCATATATTCAGAATACCAAAGAACCTTACCATCAGCTACATACATCCTACCAAGATACCATAAGATAAACTTTCCTACTGGCGGACCACTAAACTGTTTAGTAGTCGGAGGCCCATAATACGTTCCTTTTTTCCAAACCTCTGATGCACTCCCATACCTAACTAACCCACGCTCAATTCCGTTATTGTAATATATTCCATCAGGTCCATCCGTGTAAAACATTTCTTGATTATTCATACCATTCCGTAAAATAGTATACGTATAATCCGAATTCAACCTGTATAAAGCATCTTCAGTTGTAAATAACGAATCCAGTCCGCTCCCATGAAAGGAAGTAACTGCTAGAGCAACTTTACTAGTATACCCCATTCTTCTCTGAATCTTATACCCAGTTGTTATAATAATGTTCTTACATGCTGATAGAAACGTAACATCTGCTCCGTCAATAGCACCAGCATCAGCACCAACATGCAAACCTAAACATTTCTTCCCGAGAATAGTAACAGGCTTAACGCTCATATTACACTCCCCACTTGCTTGTCATATTAGAAATTCTACGTCTCCCGATGAAAGCAGTAAACTCTTTGCGAGCTTTTTCAAACATTCCGGCGTGAACCAGAGTATTTACCTTATCCCCATCCATACCATCTTCAATCTTATCAAAGATAATCATGGCAGTCATATGCAGGAGCAATCGCCTTTGCAGATGCGGCGGGAGATAAACAGGTACATCATCATCAGCAGTAATTGTATCTGGCCACTTCTGGTACACAACAGTAAGAGAGGTTACCTCTTCAGGAATTTTCCTATACCACAGAAGTCCCCCATCCAAGGCAACCTCCTCTACCTCCCCCACCTCAGCCAAGCTTGGGTCGCGGTCCAGAAGACCTTCCAAACCAGCTTGGTTAACAGGTATTCTCCCTTTATCGTTGGTGACGAATAGGAGTTTCCCATTAAATCCAGTCGGCATATTCGCCCAAGCCTGGTCAACGACAGTATCAACTGTCCCCAGGGTTTTGAGCTCAGGGATAGATGCTTCCTCCGAAATAGCTGCCAGAGCTTCGTTGATATAACCCACAATCGGGTCATTCAGTTCAGCACTAGTATCCTGTATTGCAATTTCAATTTCAGTGATAATTTCAGCTATCGTCATGGCATCTATCTCCTGAGCGGGTCAAAAATTGATGTTTCTGGTTACGGGACTTTGGCCACCAGGATATGTACTCTGGCTCGTCCGGCGGTGATAACATCATCACTGACCAGGGTGGCATAAATACACGGAACAGTAGTAGTCGCACCTTCGATGATAGAGCGAGGAAGAATCCGCTGAGCATTGATAAGAGCGTTTACCTTAGCGGCGAGAGAAGCAAGAGCGTTGGCAATTGTAGCCTCTACGTAGGTATCAGTAATCTCGGCAAGAGAGTCGGATGCCGTGCCGAGGGTGCCATCAGTAAGAGCAGTTGTTGCCCGCCCAGAATACAGACCAATGGTGCCGTTGGTGATGTCAGTAGTATCAATATACGCATCTGCATCAACGACGGTAACATCACCATCAGTGGTAATCAGATCAGTAGCCAAAGTCCCAGAGCCAATGTCCAGGGTAATCGTACCCCCAGCAAAAGCCTCCACAATTTCGACGATGATATCCTTTACAACGTAGTCGTGGCCAACTTTCGGGAAGGAAAAAAGAACTGCACCAAGATCATCAGCATCCTTGGTGATTTCTGCACTAGTAAGCCAGAAGGGGTTTTCCAGTGTCTGTCCACGCTGGTCAGCACGTCGCTGGTCGAGAATAGTTTCAGTAGCCATTATATGGCCTCCTTTCAGTTAATAGTTACGAGATTTGCGCGTATTCGACATAGACCTCGAAAGTAGCCTGATCATCAGCATTACCAATCAGAGTAGTCGCTGTGATAACTGCGGACTTCTCGAAGTAAATACCTTCGGAAGCTGGCTGAGCATCTTGTGTAGATGCAAGCATTGCAGCAAGGTTAAGTGCACCCAAAGTGGTATCAATGAACGCATCAGCATCTGCTGTCAACCCACCACCAGTATGTCCGATGGTAACAGTTGCGGTACTCGATGCAGTTGCTGCTGTCGAAATACGTACCCAGATTTTCTTCACCAAAGACTTGGCTGGGATGCGAATGAGGTTATAAGTATCATCAACTGGCTCGACGAGTACAGCTTTTGCCGTCCAATTAATGTCGGAGATTCGCTGTGAAAAACGATCAGCCATGTACGCCTCCTTCAAGGGTTAAAGTTAAAGAGCAACACCGTAACCAGCACCGACCATGACGCCGTAGTCAACATCGTCGAAGATGACTTTCTTGATGCCGAGGATACCACCACCTCTAACCATGACGTAACGTTCAGCATCCCTGGTATAAGGCTTGAAGACCATCGCGGTAGACTTGGAATCGCCGGCTCCGCCCCAGCCACAAACAGCGGCCTGCGAACCGAGCAGGAGATTGTTATAGATATTGGTACCGGTCAGGGACTTGCGAACACGCTCGGACTTGGAGATCAACAGTCCGTTATATTCGTACTCGACATTGGCGATGTTAAGCTTCTGAGCATTCCGCAGGATATCACCGAGTTGGCCAGCATTCATATTGGTCCGAAGCTGGTCGAAGCAATAGTTATGCAGGATGATGCGGTAATACTTCTTACCGCCGATCATGATAGGCCGGATGCGATATTTGGCAGTGCCAACTGGGAGCTCTGCCTTCTGCTTCATCCGATCCAGGAACCCGAGATCGATGACATCGGCACTGGTCATGGAGGCGTCATCAGCAACATCGTTCACACGCAGGACGCGATTGGTGGATGCTGCGGTCGGTGCATCGGCAAAGGTCTTGCCATTGATCTTGAAACTGGTATCGCCGCAGAGAACAGCGAACATATAATCGCTGAGTTTGTTGCCCCACCATTCTTGCAGGCCATCTTTGGCTTCCATCATCAGGTCGTAAGGAATGCGCTGCTCTTCCATCTTGCCACCAGTATCGACAGCGTGATTCAGCTCTTCGATACCAGCCTTGAAGTTCCGGAAGGACATCTTTTCTTCGTTGCCTTCCAGGGTATCATCACCGACAACACCTTCACCGGTGAGCGGCAGACGAATACCAAAGGTCATCTGGTCGCCTTCGCCCTTGCCGAGATCGAGAGACTGCTGAACGACGGCAGTTTTGTCACTACCAATCAGTTCGTTGAATTCGATTGCCTGGGGGAGAATCTTGTACAGGTCTCTTGCCCAGCGTTTCCGAGTCAAGGGATCATTTGTGAGTAACTGAGTCTTGGGGTCCATAGGTTAATCCTTTCTTAAGTGGGAGTTATTCCGGCAACTGACCGGCCATGTATTTGTTGTATACATCAGCCGGTACTTTAGTAAGTTGCTCTTCGCTCATGCCATCGATTTTGGTCATTGACCAACCACCTGCGTTAGCCGGCGCACCAGCAGGAAGGCTTGCCAGTGACGGTGCAGATGCTGCGGGTGTGCGTTGTTCCTTTTCTTCAGCAGACTTTGGTGCGGGAGCAAGTGCTGGCCTGATTTTGTCATAAAGAAGTTTGTACGGGTTACTCTGGGACCAGACGTATTCTTCCAGTTCAGTAATAACATCCACGAGTTCTCCGCCGTGTTCAGCGATATGTGCTGATGCGAGGCCGGCCAGGAGTTTATCAACATTATCCTGGGTAACAACCGCATTCACGTCTTCGTACTTAGGATTCATTTCCATTACAGCCAGGAGGTTACCAAGGTATTGCGTATTTGCAGCACCATCATCCTTGGCATCCCCTTCTTCAGCAGTAAGCAGGTCGTTATCCTGCAATGCCTTATCGTGCGTAGCTTGTTTCGCACGAACTTCATCAAGTGAACGCTTCATACTGCGATTCATGCTTCTGAGACTTGCAATTTCTGCGTCTTTCGGGTCGACAGAAACATCAATTTTTGACTCGTCCAGCTCTTTATCGGCGCCCTGATCATTTGCATCTTCGTCAGGTTTCTCTCCCTCGCCATCTTCGGTAGATTCTTCTTCAGCCTCAAGCGCTGGTTCGTCGACAAATCCTGCATTCAGATCTACTGTCGCTTTTTCACCAGTCTCTTGCGCTTCTACACTACCTTGCTCCGTCATTCGCTGTCTCCATTGTTAGAGGTTGTTGATTGGTTACTAAGTGCCAGTCTTTTAGTTTCTGCGTCAAATTCTTTTACTGCAATTTCACGCTCCTCCATTGCTGATTTACGTTCTTCACTTTCGATTTCACTCCGCTGTGCTTGTGCGCTAGCCTGTTGTACTCGTGTCCTCGTGCTGTACGGAACATTCGAGTGTTCAAGGATTACCTCAGGTGGAATGGTGCCTGGATTTGTCTGCGCAAAGTCGCCAAGGACTTTAGCAATTCCCTGTCGGGTCATGGCACCAATTGAGGACTCCTCATAATCAAGGTCAAATTTACCCGCTGTTATATCATTCCAACCTTCGTTTTGTGGATTAAGTTGACTATTAACCTGCATAAGTTCCATACCATTAGTACCTTCGATACGGATTAGTGTTTCATCAGTAACGTATTGCTGGATCATAGAGAGTAATTGCGTCATGCCCTGTTTCCTGCTTTTGCGATAATTCTGAAAGAGGATATATAGGACAGCCATGCCAGTCTCATATCTTGCTTGGACAGTAACGCCAGGTTCACGAGAGGACTGTTGAATTCCCATCATTTCATCCTGAACCCCAGAGGCATCTTTCATGGCCTGATCATTCATTGCATCAAGATATTGATAAATGGGACTAATTTGAGGCTGCTGAGAGAATTTGACTTTATCCAGTTTATTCGGCAGAACTTCCATGTGGTATGTAGGATCAGCTCCACGCTCTTCGTAATCTTCGATGTTGGCGATAGCACCTGTTTCGTGCATTAAGATGCCACGGGGCGCTACTTGCAGGAGATGCGTGAGCTGCCGACGGATGGTGTTCAGACCTATCTGCGGATCTTTCATCATAGTAATGGCACCAAACCAACGATTCTTGTCATCATCTTTGTAGGCGCCGAACTGGATATAAGGAAATTCATTATGGGTATAAGGCGATGGCCCATGCTCCAGGATCTCTGTACCAGAGAAGATTGCAAAGTGGATAGTCTTTTTAAATGCCTTCATTGACTGAAGCGGTTGCTCAATCTGAAAGAACCCTTCCGGAGTTATAATCCCCTCAGTCATAGCCTTTTCAAAGTCATTAAATTCCCTAGGAAGAAGCCATTCTTGTTTTCCTGTCATGGGATTGATAAACCAAACTACAGCCTCAACCTTTCTATACCAGCATTCAACAACTCTGTAAAGATCTTCAACACTGGAGTAATATGTTGGTTGGTCAGTAGCTCCACTGGTTGTCTCCAGCATTGTAGGATCGAGACCTGGCCAATATGCCTTGATCTCTTCAGCACCAAACCATTTATCGATGAAGATGTACCGAGCATCAGAGAGATCATACTCGAGAGAATTTGGATCAACTCTGATGTCTTTACCCGCAATTCTCTTAGCTGCAATCTTAGGCTGGAAAGGGTTCTCATTGTCAATATAAAAGTGCAGGAAAGAGCGGCCGCTTTTAACAGTATGCCCAAAGCAATCAGACTCTTTATCATCTAAACTAAGTTGTTTACGGAAGTGCTTAACAGCTCCATTGACAAGTTCAGCAAGTGGAGCATCCTCAGTACCGACAGGTGCGAATGCTGGCATGTCACGCATCTGGGCACCAGTCCCAATCAGCATATCAATCTTTGGTTTAACTTGATTGAATACTGTACAAGGACGCTTTGTGGCTATTAGTTTATCAAGAACAGTTTGTTCGTCCTGCTCACCGGAGTAAAAGCGATAATCCTCTGCTGAAACCTTGCGCCAAGTTTCTTCAGGAATTGAAGTTTCGCATTTACTTAACCAAGTATTTAATGTAATAGCTAGTTCACTTAATGTTTCTTGTTTAGCTTTTTTAGTCATTAGCACACCTGATATCCATTACGAGAGTTTGTAGACCCGTTACGATCTCTGCGATTCTTTTTCTTCCTGCCTTTATTTTCCCAGACTTTATGCGCCACGGTGTAGAAGTATTCAGTCAGACAAAGGGCATCTGCTATATTAGGACTTTCAATACCCCTACGTTTCATATCCTTTTTAGCCTCAACCTTGATCCCACCTTGGTTATTGAAGTCATATAATGGGGAAGCTAACTCATTCGCTAACTCATTTCCCATCGGGATACCATCGACGTTTAAGTCAATTGGGAAAGAATACAACCCCTTCATACACTTTTCTCTGACTCTGCACCAAAGTTCATCCCTGAGTCTGTCATATTTGGCTATATCGCTGGATGCCCAAGCAACATTAACACCAAAGATACCTGGGAGATTGTGCTTCATCAGCCAGTCAACGACACCAGCACCAACTCCAATCTCGTCTATAGTCATCCCATCAGCTTCCATTTCCTGATAATGCTGGGAGCAGAAGCCAGCAAGGGATATTGTATTCATACCTTGGAAACTTTCCCAAGGATCTATGATAAGACCCTGTCTTGGGAGAATGATAGAGAAGTCATCGCCGAATCTTGCTACGTCAACGCCGATGTACTTAGTGTCTTCCTCAACCCTGGGGAGTTCATTGCCAACACATTGCTGCGCCCATTCAAGTGGGATCAGAGTCTTCTCATTCTCTGAGGGAAAATCACCAAGAACACGAATAGCGTAAACATTTGAAGTTACTCCGTATTTCCTACGCATGTAGTCTACATAAGATTCCTGGACATTGGAACTTTTGCTGGAATCCCAATGAAGTCTAGCCCAGTCTTTCTTGAGATCAGGGTTATTGTGGCTATCCCAGAAGTACCCTCCACTCCTGGTTGGATTGCTTATCATTAAGCAACGGTTATCCTCCTGCGTCATTGCGCCTTCAAGAGGGATAAAGACTGGATCAGGGATACCAGAAGCTTCGTCGCAAACTATTAACATATGATCGCCATGGAAGCCAGCGAGTGTCTCAGCCTGATCTTCTTTGGAAGCCTTTACTGCAGGAGAAACCTTTGTACACCACCATTCGTTAGGATTGCTCTTGTGGAAAATTCGTTGTTTCTGGTAAACGAATTCATCCTTTACTACTGAGCGGTTCAACCATTTGGAAATTTCACTCCAGAGAATGTTATCAAGTTGCCGGGCTGTTGGTGCTGTACAGATTACCTTAGCATCTACCCTTGTTACCATGAACCAGAGAATTACCCAACTTGCAAAAGCATCTTTACCAGTTCCGTGCCCAGAGCGAATACTGATTCTCTTTGATTTAGCAATTGCTCGTAGACCTTCTGCTTGCTGGTCTGATGGTGTAACCTGAATGCAGTCCTTTACGAATGCTACTGGATCGTTTCGCCAAGTTCTGATTCTATGGAGAATTGCTGGATCTAAACTCATGGCAGAAATATCACTTTTTAATGTGCCCAGTTAATTAATTTCAACAGTAATTTGTTAAACTATATCTTCAGCTGTTATAACTATAGTTATATTTCGGTAATCAAGAGCAATAGCAGCATTTGCCCGAAGTCCCATTTTAAGTTTATCACCAGTATCAATACTAAGTAAAAATGAATTGCTAGCTGTCCCAATATCAGCATTACTGTAGGACCGAACGGCTATTGATTTTGGTATTTTAACAAAGCCGGAACCTGAATCATACTGAACAAAATACTCCATCTCAGGGGCACCTCCAGTATCTGTACGTTCCATCGAAATATCAAATGCAATACGAATTATAATAGAGATAGAACCTATATATGTAAGTTCTTTAGTAGTATCATTGTAACTAAAATCGTTAGCAAAATCTGAGATATATGTTAAAACAAAATCCAGATCAGTATTTATATCTTCTGATGGGATACTACGTGTTGTTGTGGAATCCTGATCAAGGTAGATCTCAATATAGGCTTTATAAAGTGCGACTTGCAGTCCAGTTATTGTAGCAATAGCTTGTTCACCTGTATGATTAGCACGAGCAAATGCGTCATCTTCTATTGCTTGCGGATCGTAAGTAGCTACAGTCATATCACCACTGCCGACGCCAGGAGATCCTGGTTGGGATAACAGTGTTACGAGGGATAACACAGAATCAGATATCGTTAATGCTGAGTTCCCGGCAGTTAAAGTAGTAGTGATATTCATCTAGTAATATCCCTTTCAACTTTAACTGTTATTGTTTTGGTGCTGATGACAGCGTCGTTAATAACGTATTCAATATCCATTTCGTGGTGACCAATAGGCCAGTCCTCAGTAACTCCAGCATCTGATTCCTCAAGTGTATAAGTGCAAGCAATTGAGGAGACAACAGTTACTACTAAGGTATCTATTAATACGCCTCTGGTAGTACGGATCTGACTTGTTATAGTCCAACCACCGATTCCGCCAGGGATGACCACACCATCCCCAAGGACTACTGCATCTAGTTTAAAAGTATCACCACGCTTTAAAGTAATCATCTCACTACTACTCCAGGTTGCTGCATCTTTAGCACTAGTTGGCCTTCTGCGTCTACGCTAACAATCGGGTATTCGGGAATGGGTTCAAGGGCCATGATCGGCTCCTCTTCTTCGTCAACCTCGCCAGTGTCCACCCACACGTCTTCTCTCCAGTCGCAGATGGTGGCTCCTGTGGCGATATATTCTAGGAGATTCGAGGCGTAGAATTCCGTCAGGCGGACGGCAAACACCAGCACACCGGTGGGCTCGAGAGTGTCAGTGTCAACACAAATCAGCAAAGGCGTTTCTGCGATTACTACTTTGTCACCGTCGTCCCACTGGAGTTTGATCGTTCTCTCACTGGTGCGCTCTACGATGATTCGCATAGCGGCCATGTGCTCGATGGTAGCAGCAAGGTTGGTTGATCTTAGGATCACGTCTACATACTTTGTCGTTACCATCCTGCGGCCTCCTCTCGGCTTGCGTAGTAGGCGTCTGAGATGTATTCGCCTACGAAATGTGCTGTATCATTTCTTCGTCCGATACTTAATGTCTCTGCAATTGCGGTTGGTGTTGCCAGTCGCGTTTCCTCGATAAATGAAATTGCAGAGATATCAGCGGAGTAGTCGGCCACTCTTAGCCCAATGGTATTCCCACTGCCGTATGCCTGTATTCTTAACGGTGTTTCTGCGACGTGGGCGTGAGTGAATGAGATCTGTGTTAGTACATCTCCTACACGCTCCCATAATCTAATTGATGTAGGGGCGATAGCTATTGTTAGTTCATTTCTGACATCTATAAATAATGAAAATGGGTGTGACCACGCATCTTGTCCTGTTGCGGAGGGATTGACCGCTAACTCAAACGCCCAACTCTCCGCACTCAACACACTCGGAATCGGGAAGCTCAGGTTGTCTGCCGCCCGAGTTGCAGAGGTTGTAGTAGTGGGGATGTAGGCTGATAACACCCCAACTTTTAAGTCTCCTCCCCATAAATAAATACCCGATGTGCCATCATTAGCAAAAGCTATAGTCCCATTTGTATCCAAACTCGGAGTATCACTATTGCTGAAGTCAATGGCACAATTAGTCGATCCTGCCGATCTTGTGGCGGTAAGAGAAATCCTAAACCAAGAATTTGCTAGTCTTTCAATACCTCCAGATACGCTAGTAAACGTTGTTCCTTGGTTTGTTGTCTGTGTAAGTAATCCTGTAGTTAGGTTAAATACTACTGTGACTACCTCCCCTGTTCCTGCTCTCATTCTCAACATAGGATTTACTAAACCATTAGCTTTAGCAAAAACACTAAGTGTACTAATTGTTGTTGTTTTATTCTGCTGTATTGAATGTGCCGTATTTGCAGTGGTTGGAATAATCAAGTCTGCTGTTAATGTAGTATCTGGAGCAGAAGTTTGATCTACCCAAGGTGGTGTCCCTGTGGTATTTATTGCTGTTTTGATCCACGCTGCATTATCAAACTCCTCAGAGTTTGTGAGTATATTTGTAACCTGCCCATCATTGCTATACCCCTCAAGCGTTGAGTATCCGACAGGCTTAATCACGGCGGTGCCATCGGTATACTCAACCCCGATATCATCTGGGCCGAGTTCGGGGGGTAGTTCGGCGGTAGTGCCGCCTGTGATTACTTCGAGGGCTATGGGGCGTTGATGGTATGAACTAGCACTAATCAGGCTGAAAGTACCCGTCGCTCCAGCAGTAGCTTGGAACAATAGTAGATGGGGTGATCCACCATCTGCGGCAGCGGTTATAACATTTTGCCCATTAACAGCGGTACCGTCAACTGAACCATTTCCAATCAAAAACCAAGTAGTCCCTGTCACACCTGATGCTATAGTTTTTAGGGTATATAACGCACCATCTGTCATACCAAGATCAACTACAGCATTTGAGGCGCCCGTCTGTGTACCATCGATAGTAAAAGATCCATCTCCGTTATCAGCCCAACCTGTGCCGAGAGTAGTGAACCCAGTAAAAAGATTCTTTCCCAACATCTGCCCATACACATACCTCTTATCCCCCTCAGACATCTCCTCACTATCTTCGCGAGGCAGGGGGTAGTCGGCTGCGAGGACGAGCGGAAGGCCATCGTCGGTGGTGGCTAGGTTGGTGGGGATTACTTGTTTGAACGATACAGAAATAATACCTTCAAAAGAAGAAGATGCCTGAATTAGCGCCCAAGTAGTACCCGCGGCAACACCTTCATGTGGCCACTCACCTACGGCAATAACTTGAGTATATAGCACATTTGATGTACCTATCCCTAAATTGCATCCCCCTGATGTATGCTCTATAGCGACAACTACTAACCTAAAGTACTTGCCCTCTGTGGCAGGAGACGGCATATACAAATTTGAATTAGCAGACTGTGAACCATCACAGGTATATGTGCCATCCCCATTATCTGTCCAACCAGCTCCAAGAGTTGGACTGCCTTCCCACAACTCACCCCCCAACTCGGCCCCATCCGCCACCGTAGTAGCCAGCCTAGCCCCCTCCCAGGCAGGCACACCATCAGGCACTGTAATCAGCACACCACGGTGGTCAGGAATAACCTTAGACGAACCGCCACGGGAGAATGTAAAGTCACTAAGAGGAAGAGTTAGCAAGTATTGAGTAACATCACTAACTACTTTTAGTAATCCCCACTGAGGTCTAAATGCATTATATAAGAAACCACGAAAATCTCTCATAATTAGCCACCAATGTTATACATGTCTACGGAAGTCGCACCTGCAGTTGCAGATTTAACTAGGCGATAGATACCAACAGGAACAGCGTAAAGGAGGTTGTTTGTTGCAGTCATTGCGACTACAGAATCTTCCTGGTATACATCAGTCCAACCACTATTGACGTAGATCTGGAGAGTTATAGTCTCAACGCCGGCAAGTCCTCTTGCAGCAATGGTTACACTGGAATTTTCATTAACATGGAATCGGGTAGTTGTCAGGCCGGCTGTATCAGCACTTATAATAGTTTGTCTTTTCATTTGATCCTCCAGTGAAGTATGTCAATTTTTGATATTTCTGGTTGAATTATTTAAGTAACTTTTTCTCTAACTTCTGCTTAGCAACTTCAGTGAGAATAGGCTTGATAATCGGCCAAAGGAATTTCACTGTTGCTACAGTCGCAGAGGTAATCTTTTTAAGGCAAATTGCTTTCCACATTATGGTTTCTCCTTATCAGCCCAAAAAGCGGCGTCTCCTGCGATAGCAACTGCGAGGAAGTATTTCAGAGCGCGACGTCGTCTGAGGAAACGTAGAAACCAGAAAGCGTTAGATATTAATTCTTCCATGTTGCTTAGGAAAATATCATCAGCTCTCTTTTTGTCAATCTCAGTTTCTCCTTCAGCATACATCCAGTCATGAATACGACAGGCTTCGAGGATGCTGAGGAAGTAAAGTGTATCAGGGACGAGTTTTCCCTTCCAACCTGCAGTTCCGCAGCCGTTTGTTGCAGCATCCCTGACTTCAGTGGTAGCGAGAATATATCTCGTTGGTGCAATCAGCATTGATTTATTGAACTGATAAAGGTTGAGGTAGTTATTTATTTGCATAAGTTACCTCAATCTTTCAAAGTGTGGCAAGTCAAGATATTTTAAAGAGTAGTTTCCTCCCCAGCGGTTCTTTGGATGGAGACTACACCAATATCCTCCTATATCAGTAAGAAGAGCTTTACCAGTTTCTGGTGAGAATGTGCCTATGTATTTACCATTAGGAAAGAAGTTGATATCGATAGCAAGTTTGTTTTGATGACCTGAGAATTTTTTCCAACTCTTTCCGGCAGCAAAATAAATGGCTTGCTGTTCAGGGGTCCTGAAGACTTCCCCAAGGGTATGTTTGATGCCAAGAAGGTGGATGAAGTGGAGAAGACTGGAGACATCTTTAGCGAACTCGTGCTGTTCGTTGGATAGACTCATAAGTCTGGTAACTCCTCTTCAGGTTCAGGAAGTGGGGTGACGTCTATCTCACCACGTTCTTCTCTTTCAAGTTGGACTAGGTAACCTACGAGTCCTTGGATTTCAGTAGGTTTACCATCCATGACGAGTTCTTTGTCTTTGAGAGTCTTAAAGCAGTTAACCAAGTCCTTTAATGGAGCTTCGGCTATTTTTTCATCAGTCATTGCAGCGAGAAGTTTGCGTTGAATATCTGTGAGTTGGAGTCCTTGGACCGATCGGTAGTCCAGGAGAACGCCTTGTTTAGATTGAATTTCCTTTATCTGCTTGCGGATAGTCTCAGGTGCATCATTGACAATTGCGGCTATTTCTTTTGTGGAGTAGCCTTGCTCAGCAAGTTCAATGATAGGGTCGACTGAAAGATTGAGTTCCCTATCGTCTGATGTGAGTGCAACATCGTCAACTTCGTGAAGCACTGTAGTCTCCCTTTGGGCAAGAGGTTTCTGGTCTGATTCTAGCGGGGTTACTGGTATTAATCTGTGCGTGCAAAGAGCAGGAAAGGATTCGGGTCTTTCTATCTCTTTGTAGGTTTGAGCAGATATTACAGTTTCCGCCAGACATTTTTCAGTCCTCTCAGGTCCTTAGTAATTGATGTGTTATAGTGTATAATCGCATAGGAGCTATCAGCAGTCAAGGAGTTTCTGGATAGCGATGAATTTTCTTATGAGAAAGGAACTCTCCGCCGAATTTAAGCTGAAAGGGTGGGATGAAGGTTCTTTCTCCAGAAACTAGTAATCCTTTTTATCATCCTTCCAGAAACATTAGAAATTGATCCTCTTCCCTGGAAGGGTGATTGTAGTGGAGAAGAAACCTTCCTCCCTTCCTCCCAATCTCTGTAATGGTGATAGCATTAGGAAGAGGGAGAGATACTTCCTTCATCCTACTATAAACATGGTAATGTGGTGGAGAATTAATCTTCCTCCCACTCAGCTTCTTTGGGCGCAGGACCATTTGGCGCCTTCCCAGCTATCTCGTTTTGAAAATCTAGTTTAGTAAAGAAGGAGGCCATCTATCTTTCTCAGGGGGTGGGGTTGGGGCTGGTACCCCCTAGGGTATTCTTCTCCTCTAGCTGGTGGGTGGACCAGGGAAAGGTGTGGATTTGACAACCGGGCAGAGTTGGGTATACTTTGGTTACGTTGAAGGTGGCGGCCTCTTCGAGTCATTGTGACGAAACGCGAATGTTCCCAAGATCTTTGACAATCTTCTTTGTTCTTCGCTCAGTGTATGAGCATGCCGGGACAAAGCACAGCGGGTGTATAACCGCAATGTTCAAAGGGTGTAATTCACTGAACGTGCATGAAAGGATTTTGATTATGCGCTGTTCGGTATGTGGAAGAGAAAGTACGAGTGGTGAAGTTGAGAACTCTGAATGCACTGGAAGCTGGTTTGATGCAGCGGGGAAGTTGAGGGGACCGATTTGTGTGAAATGTGTGGGCTCTCTTGGGGTGACTCTTCAGAAGG